GGCGCGCTTCGCGCGCCGGCCCCCTCGGGAGGTGAACGCCATGCCTGCACACCGCAAGCGGGAAGATGAGCTCCAGCGCCCGCGCTCGCGAGCTGGCGGCAACCAGCCGGCCGTGACGAAGGGCGTCATGCGCGACGTCATCGTGCCGCGCGAGGACCCGAGCTGGCACCCGCGCGCCAAGCGCATCTTCAAGGCCATGAGGTCGTCCGGGCAGGCCGACTTCTTCCAGGACACCGACTGGGCCTTCGCCATGTTCCTCATGGACGAGGTCACCACGTACGCGAACGCGACGCGGAAGTCCTCGCAGATGCTCCAGACCATCCTCGACGGCCTTGGCCGGCTCATGCTCACCGAGGTCGACCGCCGCAAGGCGCGCATCGAGCTCCAGGAGCCCGAGCCCGAGCAGGTGGGCGCAGAGGTCGTCGCCATCGCCGACTACCGAGCGGCGCTCAACGCCGCGTAGTTCCTCCGTGGTAGATTCGTCGGCCGGTGTCATTCGAGTGGGCGAAATAGGGGGATTCGGTGGGTCTGCTGCGAAAGTCCATTAGCGTGACGACGATGGGCGTTGTCCCATTCCGCACGAAGGACGAGCGCGTCATGCGCTACGCGCGCCAGACGCGCAACGCCGCCCGGGACCAGGCCGCGCACGGAGCGGCGATGCTCGACGCCCAGCGCCAGCAGATCGCCGCACTCGTCGCCGCCAACGCGCCCGCCAACCACCGGACGCTCGCCATCCCGCCCGGCTGGTACCCCGACCCCATTGACCAGCGCTTCGTGCGCTGGTTCGACGGCGGCGCCTGGTCGACCCATGTGACGCCCCGCCGCTAGCGCCTGATCCCCGGCTCGCGGCTCGACCGCGAGAGGGGGTGGCCTCATGTCCACCCCCAGCGACACGGCCACCCTCATCGCGACCAGCGATGACCTGCTCGACGACGAGCAGATGCGCGCGAAGTACGCCCCGGTGTGCATCGGTCCGACGTGGCTCCGCGACGGCGACGGCGCGTGGCTCCTGCCGGAGCGCACGCTCGGCTGGGAGATCGCCGGCTGGCTCGCCAAGTGGCTGCGCGGCCCCGACGGCAGCGACCACTTCAAGCTCACGCTGGAGCAGCTCCGGTTCGTCCTCTGGTGGTACGCCGTCGATGAGTCCGGCCGCTTCACCTACCGCGCGGGCGTCCTCCAGCGGCTCAAGGGCTGGGGCAAGGACCCGCTCGCTGCGGCCCTCTGCCTCGTCGAGCTCGTCGGCCCGAGCCGCTTCGGCGGCTGGGCCAAGGACGGCTCGCCGATCGGCGTCCCCTGCCCCACGGCGCTCGTGCAGATCGCCGCCGTGAACCAGTTCCAGACGCAGAACACCACCACGATGTTCGCGATCCTCATGACCGACGCCTTCCGCGCCCACTACGGCGTCTCGGACGGCGCCGAGGTGATCCACGCCCTCAACGGGCGCGTCCACCTCCAGGCCGTGACGAGCAGCCCGCGGGCCCTGGAGGGTGGCCGGGCGACGTTCGTCATCGCCAACGAGCCCCACCAGTGGATCGCCGGCAACCGCGGCCACGCCATGTGGGACGTCATCGAGCGCAACCTGACGAAGATGCAGGGCCGCGTGCTGGCGATCACGAACGCCTACGAGCCCGGCGAGGACTCGGTCGGCCAGCACCTGCGCGAGTCGTGGGAGAAGGTCAACGAGGGCCGCGCCGAGGACACCGGGTGGCTCTACGACAGCCTGGAGGCGCCCCCGCACGCCGGCCTCTCGCGCCGCGTCGCGGAGATCGTCCTCTCGCTCGTCCGCGGCGACAGCGTGTGGCTCGACATCCCGACCATCGTGCAGTCGATCCTCGACGTCAACAACGCCCCCAGCCGCTCGCGCCGCTTCTGGTACAACCAAGTGGTCGCCGAGGAGGACGCGCTCTACGGCCCCGCCCAGTGGGACGTGATGCTGTCCGAGGGCGCCGAGCTGGAGGCCGGCGACGAGATCGTGCTCGGCTTCGACGGTGGCAAGACCGACGACGCCACGGCGCTCATCGCCGTCCGCCTGCGCGACATGTGCGTGTTCGTGGTCAACGTGTGGGAGAAGCCGGACGGCCCCGCGGCCGACGGCTGGCAGGTGCCCCGCGAGCTGGTCGACGAGACCGTGCGCGAGCAGTTCCGCCTCTACGACGTGAAGGGCTTCTACGCCGACGTCGCCCTGTGGGAGTCGTTCATCTACGAGTGGGAGCGGGACCTGGGCGACCAGCTCTCCGTGAAGGCTTCGGAGCGCTCCCCCATCGGCTACGACATGCGCCAGTCCGTCAAGGCGGTCACGCGCGCCCACGAGCGGCTCATGCGGACGATCTTCGACCGCAAGCTCCTCCACGACGGCAACCGGACCCTGCGCCGGCACGTCCTCAACGCACGCCGAGCGTCCAACGACTACGGCGTCTCGTTCCGCAAGGAGTCGCGGGAGTCCCCGCGCAAGGTCGACGCCTACGCGGCGATGCTCCTCGCTTTCCAATGCCTCTACGACCTCAACTCCCGCGGCAAGTCGGAGCGCAAGCGCACCGGTCGCGGCTGGTTCATGTAGGTCCGGCGCCCTGGCGCGCGGGCCCCGAAAGGAGCGGCCCGTGGCCCAGCCACTTGAGATCGCCAAGAGCCTCCTCGCGATCCTCGACCGCGACGAGGACCGGCTCAAGAACATCGACGACTACCTGCACGGGAAGCACGCGGGCCCGTACCTGCCGGAGACGGCCGGCGCCGAGTACCGGCTCCTCGCGCGGCGCGCGGTGTCCAACTGGATGCCGCTCCTGGTCGGCACCCCCGCCCAGGCGCTCTACGTGGACGGCTTCCGCCGAGGCGGTGGCGACGCGGGCGCGACGCGCCAGCCGGGCGACAGCCCGGAGTGGGTGCGCTGGCAGCGCTCGCGCATGGACGCGCGCCAGGCCGCGGTGCATCGCGCCGCCCTGGCCTACGGCCACAGCTTCGTGCTCGTCACGGGGCGCGGCGACAAGGTGCAGATCAGCGGCCTCAGCTCGCTGCGCACCGCGGCGCTGTACGTCGACCCGGCGAACGACGAGGTGCCCTACGCGGCGCTGACCGTCGACCGCTGGTCCACGACGTCCGGCGGCGAGCGTGTCGACGGCGCGGCGCGCCTGTGGATCGGCCGGATGGAGTTCCCGGTCAAGCTGACCAAGGACGGCCCCCGCGTCGGCCGCGGTAGCGCGCACGGCGCCACGGAGACCCCCGTCACGCGGTTCGCCGCAGCGGTCGACCTGGAGGGTCGCACCATCGGCGTCATCGAGCCGATGATCCCGCTCCAGGACCGCATCAACCAGTCGGTGTTCGACCTCCTGGTGGCGCAGACCTACGGCTCGTTCAAGGTGCGCTGGGCGACGGGCATGGCCCCGCCGATCAAGCTGCACCCGGACCTCGTCAAGAACCCGGAGACGGGCGCGATGGAGGCGAACCCGCGCGCGGGCGACCCCATCATCGACCCCACCACGGGCCAGCCCGAGCTCCTCCCGATCGACACGAACGCCTCGCGGATGATGTTCGGCGAGGACCCCGAGACCCGGTTCGGCACGCTCGACGAGACGCCCCTGGAGGGCTACATCGCGTCGATCGACATGTCGATCCGCAACCTCGCGGCCGTGTCGCAGACGCCGCCCCACTACCTGCTCGGCCAGCTCGCCAACCTCAGCGCCGAGGCGCTGACCGCGGCCGAGACGGCGCTGTCCCGCAAGACCGAGGAGTTCCGCAAGGGCTTCGGCGAGTCGTGGGAGCGCGTGTTCCGTCTCGCCGCCGAGCTCGCTGGTGACCTGACGGCCGGCGAGAACTTCGCAGGCGAGATCGTCTGGCGCGACATGGAGCAGCGGTCGCTCGCGCAGAGCGCTGACGCGCTCGGCAAGCTGGCCGTCCAGCTCGGCATCCCCGCGCGTGGCCTTTGGGCGCGCGTGCCGGGGACGTCGCAGGTCGAGCTCGACGAGTGGAACGCGCTGTACCGCGAGGACAACGCAGAGGGCGAGCTCGCTCGCGCCCTGCGCCCCGCGACCGCAGCGCGTGACGCCGTCGCGCCCGCCGAGGACGGACTGGCGGCGGCATGAGCACGCCCGCGCAGCTCCGCGAGGCCCAGGAGGTGACCCGACTGTTCCAGGCCGCGATCGCGGCCGAGGGCGGGAAGGCTGCCATCGAGGCGCTCGCCGACTGGCGCGGCGAGCCGGTCAACTGGACCGGGCCCCAGGCGACGGCGTGGATCAACCGCGCCGTGCGCCGGGTGCTGGCGCGTCGCGCCGTCAGTCGTGAGCTCGGCATCGCGTACTACCGCCTGGTGCGGGCGCTGGCCCTCGGGGTCACCGTCCCGCGCCCCGGGGTGAGCGAGGCCGGCGTCACGCTGGGCGACCTGCGGCGGGCCTTCGAGGCTGCCGCCGACGCGAAGGTGCCGGCCAACTTCCGGGCGCCGGACGTCGCGATCGAGGTCGACCCGAGTCTCGACAGCGTGCTCGCCGAGAACGACGCGGCGGAGCGCGAGGCGCGCAGCGAGGCACAGACCGTGCTCTACGCGCACGGGCCCCGCAGCCTCGCGAAGAAGCTCGCGGCCCTCCAGGAGGAGATCAAGCGCAACGAGGCCAAGCCGGCCGTCGAGGTCGACGCGGCGCGGGACAAGGCGCACCGGGAATCCGGCGCACGCGCCTCCGCCGCCGAGGGTCGAATGGCGATGAACGGCGCACGGGGCGTGGTGTTCGACGCGATCAACGCCGACCCCAAGGCGCTCGGCTGGGCCCGCGTCAGCGACGGCGACCCGTGCTACTTCTGCGCGATGCTCCTCTCCCGCGGATTCGTCTACAAGAGCGAGTCGTCGGCCACCTTCGACGACGGCGACCTGTACCACGACAACTGCCAATGCTCCGCGGTGCCAGTGTTCAGCGTGGAGCAGTACAAGAACGACCCGCAGTTCGACGCCAACCGCCGCTACAAGGCGGCATGGAAAGACCACAAGAACGACTGGCGGGGCTTCATCAATGCAGAACGGCGCGCTGCCAGGAGCAGCGGCCAACCCACCGAGACTGCCCAGGAGGCGTCCGAATGATCCGCAAGCTCGTCAACCCCCGTCTCCGCTTCATCGTCGAGCCCACCGAGGGCGAAGGCGGCACGGCGGGGGAGGTCGTCACCGACGACCAGACCGACGCCACCGGCACCGAGCCGGACGCCGGCCAGGCGGAGGGGGTTGCGCCGACCGACGAGCCCAACGAGGGCGAGAAGGACGCGGCCTGGCTCACGAAGGAGCTGGAGCGCACGCGGCGCGAGAGCGCCAACTACCGCACCCAGCTCCGCGAGGCCCAGGAGGCGCTCGGCAAGGCCAAGACGCCCGAGGAGTACGAGGCGGCGCTCAAGGAGTTCGGCGACAAGACCGCCGCCATCGAGGCCAGCCTGACGCGCGAGCGCGTGGCGCGCACCCAGCAGGTGCCCGCCGAGCTGTTCGAGTTCCTCGTCGGCAACACCGAGGAGGAGCTGACGGCCAGCGCCAAGAAGCTCGTCACCCTGTTCGGCTCGGCCGCCGAGGTCGACCCGAACCGCCTCGGCGGCGGGCTCACGCCTGCGGACGACGACAAGTTCGACCCGGTGGCCGTCGCCAAGAAGGCGCGCGGCGCGCGGTTCTGACCGCAACAACCCACTGACCGGCTGTGCAAGTGACGCAGCCGCAACCCACACGGAGGCATGGCATGGCCGAGCACGACATCGTGAAGCCGGAGAAGATCGCCGCGACCGCGGCCGTCCTGCTGGAGCAGTCCCTCACGCTGCCCAAGGTGTTCCAGGTCGAGAGCATCGACCAGTTCAAGGGCGCGGACGACGACACCATCAACATCAAGGTCCCCGGCGTCCTGCCGTACCGGACCTACGGCTGGCGCAACGACCGCACGGCGTCGCTCCAGTTCGACGAGTACGCCGAGCGCAAGATCGCGATGAGCTTCGGTGGGGACGCCTACTCGGCGGTCCACATCACCGACGAGCAGGCGACGATGGACTTCGCCGGCTGGGTCAAGCTCGCGAAGGTGCAGGCCGAGGCGGTCGGCAAGGGCCTCAACCACGAGGCCGCCGAGTACCTGCGGGCCGGCGTGTACGACGTCACCCTGGGCGTGCCCGAGTACGCCGTGCGCTGGGGCCTCGTGCAGGCCCGCGCCGCGCTCAACCGGCTCCAGGCGCCGGGTGGCACGCGCACCCTGCTCGTGGGCACCGACTGGGAGTCCGCGCTCCTGCTCGACGAGAAGCTGACCCTGGCGCAGAACGTCGGCGAGGGCGAGGCGGTCTCCGCGCTGCGCGACGCGACGCTCGGCCGGCGCTACGGCTTCAACATCGTCGTGGCCGACGAGCTGGACCCGACCGAGGCGTACGCCCTGGTGGACAACGCCTTCGTGTTCATGAACGGCGCGCCGCTGGTGCCGCAGTCCGTGCCGATCGGCGCCACCTCGTCCTACGAGGGCATCGCGCTGCGGTGGATCAGGGACTACGACACGCTCAAGCTGCGCGAGCGCTCGGTGTTCAACACCTACAAGGGCTTCCGCCAGGTGAAGGACATCCTCGTCGGCTACGACGCGAACCGGAACGGCTTCGTGGGCGACTACGAGCACACCGTCCGGGCGATCAAGCTCTCCCTGGCGTCGACCAAGACCCTCGCCACGACCGCCACGTCGGTCCCGGTGACCGTCGCCGACCCGGGCACGGACGCGGCCAAGCTCAAGGCGAACGAGTTCGTCGCCATCACGGGCTTCAAGGCGCCGACCATCCCGACCGCCTGACCCACCCTTCAAGCGCGGGGCCCCTGGACATGACCTCCAGGGGCCCCGCGCTTGAGCGCGTCTAGGAGAGGAGGCTCCAGTGGGGCCTTTCGCCACCGTCGAGGAGCTTGTCCGGCGCCTCGACTTCGACCTGAGCGAGCAGGAGCTCGCGATGGCCGAGACCGCTCTGGAGGATGCGTCGGCGCTCGTTCGAGCGCACGGCAAGCCGTGGCCCGACCCGGCACTCGCTCCCGCCATCGCCAAGTCGATCACCGTGTCGGCCGCGCGCCGCTTCATGGTCAACCCCGACGGCCTCATGCAGTCGCGGGCCGGCGACGAGACGCTGGCGTGGGACGGGCTCGGCGAACAGGCCGGCTCGGTCTACCTCACGAAGGCCGAGATCAAGCTCCTCCAGCGCATCGCGCGGCCCAACGGGATCACCGCCGTGCCGCTGTCTGCCTGGGGCCCGGTGCGCGAGCGCTGGGACACCCCCGGAGCCGCGGTCTACGTGCCGGCCGACAACGGCGAGCCCTTCCCGTACTACGCCGAGGGCGACCTTGGCGTGGGCCTGGCCCCGTGAGCCGCCAGCGACGCCGCGGGCAGAGCGCCTTCGTGTTCTCGCTGACGACCATCACCGACGGTCGCGGCAACCGCAAGCTCGCCCCGGACATGGAGCACGGCACCGCCGTGCGCGCCGCCTTCATCCCGCAGCGGTCCAGCCGCGCGGAGGTGCCAGGCCAGCAGGAGGTTGACGTCGTGCGAATGCTCGTCGGCGCCGACGTCCCCGACGTTGGGCTGTGGGCGATCGTCCAGTGGCGCGGCGACCTGTGGGACGTGGCGGCTCCGCCGGCCTACCACCACGGCACGCGCGGCACGCGGCACATCTCGGTCGACCTGCGACGGCGCCCCCCGGCGCCGCCTGGCGGCGGGTGATGGCGAGCGTTCCCAAGCGCATCGCGGACGGCTACCTCAGCGGCGCCAAGCTGACCGAGGTGCTCGCGCACCACTCGACCGTGAGCCACGAGCTGCAACGCCAGGCTCGCATGGCCGGCACTCGCGCCTCGGTAATGCTCGCCGGCCACCGCCAGGACGGCAATGCGCGCATCGGCGTCGAGAAGGGCGACCTCGACTGGTACGTGTTCCTCGACGACGAGCGCGGCCTCCAGGCCGCAATGACCATCGAGTACGGCCGCAAGGATCGCCCGATGGGCACGCCCGGTTACGGCATTCGCGACAAGGGCGGCATGGTCGGCCTGTTCATTCTACACCGAGCTTGGGGAATGGGGCTGGGCCAATGACGCC